AACCGCTAACTTTTTTAAGGACTTTTTTTCATGTCTAATAGTATCCTAACCATTGATATGATTACCCGGAAGGCTCTGGAGATTCTAGAGAACAACCTGGTACTCACCCGTAACGTAAACCGTCAGTACGACGACAGCTTCGCTGTAAGTGGTGCCAAGATTGGTTCTACTCTGCGTATTCGTCTGCCCGACCGCGCTTTGGTTACTGACGGTGCCGCCCTGCAAGTTCAGGACGACAACGAGCAGTTCACCACTTTGTCTGTCGCCTCGCAAAAGCATATCGGCGTGAACTTCACTTCCGCTGAATTGACCATGCAATTGGACGACTTCGCAGAGCGTGTATTGAAGCCTCGTATCAGCCAGTTGGCCTCCAGCATTGATGCTGATGTCGCCAATGCGTACAAAACCATCGGTAACACTGTCGGCACCCCCGGCACGACTCCTTCGACTTCTTTGGTGCTGTTGCAAGCCCAACAGAAGCTGAACGAGAACGCCGCTGTAATGTCGCCTCGCTATGCAACGGTTAACCCCGCTGCAAACGCTGGTTTGGTTGAAGGCATGAAAGGCTTGTTCAATCCCACCGACACCATCAGCAAGCAGTTCCGCAACGGCATGATGGGTACTGGCGTGTTGGGCTTTGATGAAGTCAATATGTCTCAGTCGATCAAGCAGCACACTACTGGTTCGCGCAGCGCTACCGCTTCTACATTGGTTAAGACCCCCGGCGTTACTTCCGAAGGTTCTTCGACCATTTTGTTGGAGCAAGGTTCCGTTTCTACAACCATTAAAGCTGGTGACGTGTTCACAATCAGTGCCTGCAATGCTGTCAATCCACAGACCCGTGAAACCACTGGTTCTTTGTTCCAGTTTGTAGCCTTGGCTGACGCCACTGCTTCGTCTGGTACTTGGACTGTGACCGTTGCGGCTATGTACTCGGCTGCTCACGCACTGGCTACTATGGATGCTCTGCCTGCAACTGGCGGCGTTGTGACCTTTGTAGGCACCGCTTCTACTGCTTACGCACAGAACTTGGTCTACCACAAGGACGCCATCACGTTCGCTACTGCTGACCTGTTGCTGCCTCAAGGTGTTGACATGGCTGCCCGTGCAGTTCATAACGGTATCAGCTTGCGCGTTGTTCGTCAGTACGACATCAACAACGACCGTATGCCTTGCCGTATTGACGTACTGTATGGCTTTAGCACCATTCGTCCACAGATGGCTTGCCGCATCTGGGGTTAAATTGAATGCCCCTTCGGGGGCTTCATTTCGTAACATTTTTTAAGGAAATTTATCATGGCTTTACCTAATGGCGCAGGCGGTTACCAAGTTGGTGCAGGCAACCGTCAAGAAACTATCATGGGCGCAATGGGCGCCCCTCAGACAGCTACGGCTACTGCAACCCTAACGGCAGCGCAAATTGTCAATCAGATGCTGGTGGCTAACCCCAGCGGCTCTGCGGCAGTCTATACGCTTCCTACAGGCGCGTTGATTGACGTTGCTGTTCCCAATGCTACTGTTGGTAGCACTTTTGACGTGGCAATTGTCAACATCGGCACTAGTTCCGGCACGGTAACTTTGGCTGCAAGCACTGGTGTAACTGATGGCGGCAACGCTTTCGTTGCTATCGCTGTGACATCTAGCCAGACGTTCCGCTTCCGTAAGACTGGTGACGGCACTTACGTTGTGTATAACTTGGGCTAAACCGAATGGGGCTTCGGCCCCGTTTTTTAAGGAATTAATATGCCAAATACCAAATCAATTGGTGTCGCTTATGAAGACCAGCAGCTTGACGGCGCGGTAATGGGTAAGTCAGGTGGTACTGCCGGATTTTTCGGTGCTACCCCTACTAACCAACTTGCGGCGTTGACTTCGCTGAACTTCTCGACCCTCACCACTGCAAGCGTCGGCGCTTTGACCACCGCTCAGATTTCTGCCCTGCAAACTAATGTCAATGGCATTATTACAGGTCTGAAATCTTTGGGGATTATGGCTTCGTAAACGAAAGGGAAGGGGGCCACAAGCCCCCTTTTCAATATGAACATTTACCTATCTCACCCCGTTCATGGCCGCAAAGTTGCCACTATGGAACTTGAAGCCGAGTATGATGAAAAGAATGGTTGGACGCGATATACTCTGGACACGCCTGAAATTTTAGAGGTGGTTCCTGTCAATGCGCTGGAAGTAAAGCGCAGATACACACGCAAGGCTGTAGCCGAAGGAGCCTAGTATGGCAATATACACCGCTGGCGATCAGATCAACCGAGCCCTTCGGTTGCTTGGCGTGCTGGCTGAAGGCGAGACTACATCTGCTTCAGTGTCTCAAGACAGCTTGATGGCGCTCAATCAGATGATTGATAGCTGGAATACCGAACGACTGTCGGTGTTCAGCACCCAAGATCAAGTGTTTACTTGGCCCGCTGGTTTTATCAACCGCACCCTTGGCCCAACAGGCGACTTTGTGGGTAACCGCCCAATTCTGTTGGATGACGCAACCTACTACCGCGACCCAGGCACCAACGTCAGCTTTGGCATTAAGTTCATTAACCAGCAGCAATATGATGGTATTGCTGTTAAGACGGTTACGTCTACTTACCCGCAAGTTATTTTTGTCAACATGACATATCCTGATATTGATATGTTCATCTACCCCAAGCCCACACGGGACTTGGAGTGGCACTTTATCAGCGTTGAAGAGTTGACCCAGCCTGCTAACTTGGCGACTAACATTCTGTTCCCGCCTGGTTACTTGCGTGCGTTTACCTACAACTTGGCCTGCGAGATCGCACCTGAGTTTGGCGTTGAGCCCAGCCCCCAAGTGCAGCGCATTGCCATGACCAGCAAGCGCAATCTGAAGCGCATCAACAACCCTGATGATGTGATGTCGATGCCCTACGCCATCGTGGCGACTCGGCAGCGGTTCAACATCTACGCCGGTAACTATTGATGAAAACGCCGATTCTTGGGTCGGCCTACGTTGCCCGCAGCATCAACGCTGCGGACAACCGCATGGTCAACCTGTTCCCCGAGGCCATTCCCGAAGGCGGCAAAGAGCCTGGCTTTTTGAACCGCGCCCCTGGCCTTGAGTTTCTACAGACCGTAGGCACCGGCCCAATCCGGGCGCTATGGGCGCACCAGACCAACGGCAGCGACTTCTATGTGGTATCAGGCAATGAAGTCTACAAGCTGACCAGCCTGACGGCCACGCCGCAGTTGCTGGGCACTTTAACTACTAGCAGCGGCCCGGTGTCCATTTCCGACAATGGGTTTCAAATATTTTTTGCTACTAATCCTGATGGGTTTATATACAACGAATTAACAAACGTGTTTAGCCAAATTACCGATCCTCTTTTTGCTGGTGCGGTAACGGTCACTTTTCTAAGTCTATATTTTTTATACAACGAACCAAATAGCGGGCGCATTTTCTCTAGCGAAATATTAGATGGCACCGTAGTAGAAGATTTTGCCAGTGCTGAAGGCGCGCCAGATGGCGTAGTAGGTATCATGGCAGACCATCAAGAATTGTGGGTTTTTGGCACTGATACAACTGAAGTTTGGTATTACACGGGCGCTGCGCCACCAATTTTTCCTTTCCAACGTATACAAGGTGCGTTTCTTGAAACTGGCTGCGCGGCTGCATTTTCAATTGCCAAACTAGATAATAGTTTATTTTGGCTAGGCACCGACGCCCGTGGGCAAGGCATTGTCTACCGAGCCAACGGATATACCGGCGTTAGAGTTTCTACCCATGCCATTGAGTACGCTATTGCCCAGTACGGCAACATCTCGGACGCCATTGCGTACACCTACCAGCAAGAGGGCCATGCTTTCTATGTGCTGACGTTCCCTACAGGCAACGCTACTTGGGTCTACGATGTATCTACCCAAGTCTGGCATGAACGCGCTGGTTTTGACAACGGCGAGTTTATGCGGCACCGCAGCAATTGTCAGTGCAACTTTGGTGGCAACATCATTGTGGGCGACTTTGAAAACGGCAACATCTATCGGTTTGACTTAGATGTGTACGCCGACAATGGCGGAATCCAAAAGTGGCTGCGCTCATGGCGGGCGCTGCCCACCGGCCAAAACAATTTGAAACGCACCGCGCACCACAGCCTGCAACTGGACTGCGAAACGGGTGTGGGGCTTAATGACGGCCAGGGCAGCGACCCGCAAGTAATGCTGCGCTGGTCAGACGACGGCGGCCATACATGGAGCAATGAACACTGGTCGCCAATTGGCAAAATTGGTGCATATGGTCATCGAACTTTTTGGCGTCGGCTGGGCATGACTTTGAAGCTGCGCGACAGGGTTTATGAATTGTCAGGCACTGACCCCAACAAGATAGCAATCATGGGCGCTGAATTAATACTTAGCCCGACCAACGCTTGATATGGCAGTAGGCAACGAAACCAATATTACGCCGCCGCGAGTGTCGTTGGTTGACGAGCGCACGGGCGCAGTCTCGCGTGAGTGGTATCGTTGGTTTTACAGTTTATTTACTACTCTTGGGTCGGGTACGGGGATTGTTCCTGTCACTTCTGGCGGCACTGGTTTGGGCACAATCCCAACTAACGGTCAATTGCTGATTGGTAATGGCACAGGGTATAGCCTTAATACGTTAGGCACTGGCGTTGGTATTTTGGTCACCAACGGGCTAGGCACAATCACCGTTGCCAATACAGGCGTTTTATCTAATATTGCAGGCACGGGCATTTCGGTGTCTAGCGCCACTGGCGACGTTACGATTGCCAATACGGGCGTTTTAAGCTGGTCGGGCGGCACTACTGGCCTAACCCCCTCCACAGCCACCACGGGCGCAGTTACGCTTGCTGGAACGCTTGCAATTGCCAACGGCGGCACGAATAGCACATCCACACCAACAGCTTACGGTGTGGCTTATGGCACAGGCACAGCGTACGCATTTACGGCGGCGGGCACAACCGGTCAAGTGCTGACGGCCACCACGGGCGCGGCTCCGACTTGGGCCGCGCCTGCAACCAGTGGCACGGTCACCAGCGTATCCGTTGTCTCGGCCAATGGTTTTGCCGGTACGGTGGCGACGGCCACCACCACGCCAGCTATCACGCTCAGTACCACCATCACTGGCATCCTAAAAGGCAACGGCACGGCTATCTCGGCTGCGGTGGCTAACACGGACTATGTACCGTTGTCCACGGTCATAACCAAGACGGCTGACTACACGATCACGAACACGGACACTTGGATTATCAACAACAAAACCGGTTCGGCGTTAACGCTGACGTTTCCTGCGGCCTCGTCTTGGACTGGCCGCTATATTACGGTTAAGAATATGCAGGCCCAGGCGGTTAACTCGGCGTCCAGCAACATTGTGCCGATTGACAGCACCAGCGCCGGTACGGCGATATTGCTGGGTGTGGTAGGAAATTGGGCGACAATGGTGTCAGACGGCACCAATTGGATTATTATGCAGGCTGCGTCAAACAACAACCTGCTTTTGGAATAGATACAGGAGAAGTATTATGTCTTTAGGAGCATTATTAGGCGGAGCAGCAGGGTTTTTCCTTGGTGGCCCCGCAGGCGCAGCGTTAGGTGCAACTTTGGGCGGCGGTGTTGATCAGTCAAATGCCGCTACTGAAGCAGCTAATACTTCTGCCGCCGCGAATGACAGGGCGCTTGCGTTGCAACAGCGGATGTACGAAGAGAATGTTGCACGGCAAGCACCTTGGCTTCAGGCTGGACAAGGCGCGCTCAATAAACTGACAGCAGCAGTTGATTACAAACCGTTTGGAATGAATGAATTCCAAGCAGACCCAGGCTATGCGTTTCGATTGGGCGAAGGCCAAAAAGCACTTGAGCGTTCTGCTGCCGCTAGGGGCGGTTTGATCTCCGGTGGGGCTCTAAAAGCTGCAACTCGTTACGGCCAAGAAATGGGTTCGCAAGAATATCAAAACGCATTTAACCGGTACGGCGCTGAAAGAGAACGTATGCTGGGGCCGTTGCAAAGTTTGGCTGGCGTAGGTCAATCTACCGCAAACTATTTGGGCAACGCTGGTCAATCGTATGGTACAAGCGCGGGCGGCTTGTACAGCGCTACAGGCGAAAACCAAGGCAACGCACTTATGGCTGGCGCAAACGCAAGGTCTTCCGCATACGGCGCTGCTGCGCGGCTGTTGCCGCAAATGAAATTTACCAATCCGTTTGCGTCTGATGTTTCTGGGTCATGGAATTCAGCAACCGGTACGTTTCAGTAAGGAATAACCATGGCACTTAATTTTGGACTTTTAGGCGATGCTGGTGCGCCAGCTATGGGCTATTTGCAAGGGCAACAAGATGTCGCCCGCAATCAATTGGCGCAGCAACAAATTGAAACAGGTCGCATGACGCAAGACAAAATGCGTATGGAGATGGACGCAATGAAACGCCGTCAAGCGGGGCTTGACAAGTTCATGGCGCGGGCAAAAGAATTAGGCGTTGACGGCGATCCTGAACAGCTAACACAAAACTATGCGGAATACGCTACCTCAACGGGCAACCCGCAAGAAATGCAAGCCGCGCAAATGGCGGTGCAAGCGGCTAGAGAACGCAAGGCGTACATGGCGGGGCAACCTGGTGCGGGCGGCGCGGTGTCTGCGCCTGTGTCTGCGTCAAATATTTCTTCTGCTGCTTTACCTGCACAAGCTAATGCTATGGCACCCACCGCTGCGCCCGCACAAGGTAATGCGCTTGCAGGAAACAGGCTATCTCAAATTGAAAATAGACTAGCTGAGTTGCGGCAATTCCCCACCGCCGGGGCGCAAGAACGTGCGGATTTAATTAAAGAGCGCGACAGATTGATGACGCCGTATGTTGTAGGTAAAAATCTTATCTCTGGCGGCGGCGCGCCGCTGTATACCGCTCCAGTGGAACCAACCGCACCAAAACTGCACGTTGTAGGTAAAAATTTAGTTAATGAAAAAGGCGAAGTTGTGTTTAAAGCGCAGCCTGAACCGGGCGCGGGTGTTAGCAGTGGGGTTCCTGCGGGCAAAGCGCCTTCTGGCTACCGTTACACACCGACTGGTGATTTAGAGCCTATTCCTGGTGGGCCTGCCGCAAGCAAACCCCTGACCGAAACGCAAACTATAAAACTGCGTACTGACGTTGGCAAAGATTACAAAAACGCATCAACGGCTCTGTCGCAAATAGACGATCTGTTGGCGTCAGCTACCTCAGTAAGGACTGCGCCAGGGCTATCTGCGGCTACAGGTTTTACAGGTATGCTACCTTCTTTTTCTGAAGGCGCGGCAGCGCAAGCGGAAACACGGCTAGCTAATCTGCGCGGAAAAGTAACTGCTTTGGGTAAAGCTACTGCGGCTATGGGCGGCGCAATTGGCTCAATTGCAAATCAAGAATGGAAAATCTTGGCTGACCAAATTGCCGTATTAAATGAAGTAAAAGGCAAAGGCCCCTTGCTTGAGCAAATTGCATTGCTGGAAGAGCAAGCAAAAGGCGCGTCTGAACGCATTCGTGACGCGTACGAAAAAACGCGCGCTGATGATTTTGAACGATTCCCTCAGTTCCGTGATTTGCCAGCACCAAAAGCACCCAGCGGTAAGCCCATTGTTTCACCAAACATTGACGCACTTCTTGATAAGTACCTTAACAAGCAAAAATAATTATGGCAACACTTGAACAACTTAGCGCGGCGTTGGTCAAGGCCGATGCGGCGGGCAATGCCGAGGATGCTAAAGCATTTGCTAATGAGATTCGCCGTATGCGTATGTCTGAAACGCCTGCAACGCAGGGTAGCGCAGGCGTGTTTGATGCACTGTCTGCGCCGTTTGAGATGGGTGTTTCGTTTGCGGCCAAGCCGCGCAGAGAACAAGTAGAATTTATTGCGCCTGCTGTTGAGGCGCTAGGTAGCGCTGGGGGTGCGGTAGTAGGGTCTGGCACAGGGCCGTTAGGTACCGTAGTTGGCGCAGGCGCTGGTTACGCTGGCGCTAAAGAGTTGTTGCGTCTAGCCGCAGGCGAAAGCGGCGGCGAAACAATTCCGCAAGCCGCTACACGTCAAGCAAAAAACGTGCTTGAAGGCGCAACGATGGAGGCTTTTGGTAGAGGAGTGGTAAGCCCCGCTATCGCCAAAGGCGTTGAGTACGCAAGCAAACTCAAAAATATTAAGCTAGACCAGTATTTTAAAGCTGTTGGAAACAAAGGCGAAGATATTGTCAACGCATTGCGTGGTCGTGTTCAGATCGTCCCTGGCACGGCACCAACAGCCGGTGAGGCCGCTGCCGGTGAGGGCAGTGTTGGGTTGTCGGTATTGCAATCGCGCGCGCGTCAAGTGCCAGGTGCCGAAGACGCATACGCGTCTCAAGAAGCACAAAATATTGCTGCGCGGCAAGCGCAAGAAGCACGGGCAATAACAAAATTTGACGCGTCCAAACAACGCATTCAAGGAAAAATTGACCGAGGGTTAGTAAACGTGACGCCGGGTGAAGTCGGCGGCACATTAATTGACGCCGCTAAAGCTGAGCAACAAGCCGTCAAATCTAACGTCATACGCCCGGCGTATGACGCTGCTTTTGAAGCGGCGGGAAATTCAAAAATTGACGTGTCAAAAGTTATCGGCGAAGCAGAGCGTATTCTTGATCGCAAGCTGTCTAGTTTTGCCACCGAAACCGCGCCGGACACCGTTCGCAAATTAAGCGGTTTTGTACCCCCTGCACCGCCAGCAAAACCTGTGGGCAGCGGGCCTATATCTAGCAAAATGAAAACGCCAGCGCCGCCTGCCGCTGCGCCAGAAGCTACGCTACAGCAGCTTGACGATGTTCGTAAAGCCATCAATGCAGATATTGCGGCAGCTTCTACCAGCAACGCGCCTATGGCGGCTACAACGCTAAGGAATTTAAGACAGCTACATGCGGCTATTGACGATGCAGTTAATTCAAGCACTGCGTTGCCTGAAGAAGCCAAGACGCTGTATAGAGGCGCGTTGGATGCGTACCGCACTGAATACGTGCCTCGGTTTAAAGAAGGCATAAATGCAAATTTATTTAAGCAAACAAGTTTGCTAGAAACCAAAATCAAGCCGGAAGATGTAGTCAGCAAGTATTTCCAGCCAAAAGGCGAAAGCGAAGCCAAAGACTTTTTACGCTTGTTTGATAAAAACCCAGACGCAATGAAAATTGCGCGAACTGGCATTGAAGATTTGTACCGCCGCGAAGTGACGGATACTGCTGGGCGAGTAACACCAGAAGCACACGCGGCGTTCTTAAAAAAATACGCTGAGCCGTTAAAAATTCTTGATGATGCTGGGATGAACATCGCACAACGTGTTGGTATTGTTGGGCGGGATGCTGCGCGGTTGGCAAAGATTGACGAGTTAGCTAAAGCAAGCGGAAATAAACTTGGGGCACCGCTACCAGCGGGGGCTAACGCGCTTGCGGTTGAAAAACGAATTGATGACTTAACCCGAACCATGACCCCCCAACAGTTGGCCCACGTAAATGCTGTGCGTCAAGATTTAGTGCGAGAAGGGGAGTACGCACGGTTAGTGAAATCTGGTGAAAGTTCTGGCGCAGATATGCGTAGTCTTGCAACAAAAGCGGGTAGAGAACTTGGAGTACCACTCCCAAGTTTTATTTCCGTGCCAATAACGGTGTTTAACAATGTCGTCAAAAAATTAGCTTTAAGGATGGACGACAAAATTGCGTTAGAAATTGCGCGTGAATTGACAAGCCCAGCCATAGCGGCTAATCAAATTGAAGCCGCCATAAAGTTGCAAGCGGCGCGCGGTCTTGCTAAACCAGGCGCAGGCACTGCTGCTGGTCTAGGCGCAACGCGGGCGCTAGGTGCTGAAATGTCACGCCGCGCAGAACCAGCAGACAACCAAAACGCATTGGCACCATAATGGACCAGCAAACAATCAACCTCATCTTGGGCGGCTGCATGGCCGTGGCCGGATGGTTCGCGCGTGAGTTGTGGACAGCAGTGCAAGAACTTAAAAACGACCTGTCCAAGCTGCCTACAATCTATGTTGCCCGTCAGGACTACAAGGACGATATGCGTGAGATTAAAGAAATGCTAAGTAAGATTTTTGACCGTTTAGATAATAAGGCAGATAAAATTTAAACTTTGGCAAACTTGGCGAAAGCCAAGGACGCAAAGCCACCGGACTAAAGCGCAAGCTACGTCAGCGGGGTTGCTAAATTCATAAGGATGAATATGGTATACCTTGCATTACGAAAGACAGATAGCCCAGGCTTTTTAAAAGGCTTGTTTTCAAAGTACACACGATGGCGGCTAAAAACAATTTATCCCCATTGCGGTATTGTTGTTGGTGGGCGTTTGTGTCATTCAACTTTTCAAAACAATTTGCATTGGTCAGAATTTAATATTGATGAATTTGATTTATTTGAAATAGATGTTTCTGAAACAATTATTTATGAGCGTTTTGATCTGGTTAAAACAGAAAAATATGACTGGCTTGGCTTGTTGTCGTTTTTGTTCCCGTTTAAATTAGGGGATAAAAATTGGCTGTACTGTTACGAATGGGCGTGGTTTGCGTTAACAGGCAATTTGCCAGAGCAAAAAATTACTCCAGAAATCTTATTGGTGCAATCATGGCCGAAAAAATAAACCCGTGGAACTGGTTTGTGGAGAAAATACTCCCGCCGCTATTTATTTTGGTAGCTACTTCGGTAGCAGGGTCTTCGTTGGCAATTTGGAGAAATGTAGAAGAACTTTCGGTGTCGGTTGCATCGCAAGAAAAAGACATTCAATTGTTAAAAATTACAGTAAAAGAATTGCAGACTCAATCTGTTACACGATCTGAATTGTTGGAGACAATGAAACGGGTGGAGCAACAGTTGGAAATTATGATGCTCCGCAGTAAATTAACCGGCACAATTGAGGTACGTTAAATGGCACTTGACCCTGTATCCGCATTGTTAGACATTGGTGGCAAAGTCTTAGATAGGATTTTCCCTGACCCCGCGCAGCAAGCCGCTGCTAAGTTGGAGTTGCTCAAGCTGCAACAAAACGGTGAACTAGCCCAGATTGCGGGGCAGATGGAGATCAATAAGGTAGAGGCGGCAAGCTCTTCTTTGTTCGTTAGTGGCTGGCGCCCTAGCGTTGGATGGGTGTGCAGTGCAGGCTTTGCAGTGCAATTTGTCGTCGGCCCGTTGGCTGAATGGGGTTCTGCGTTGGCAGGTCATCCCGTAAAGTTCCCGCAGATGGATATTGGCACAATGATGCCTCTGCTGTTGGGTATGCTTGGGCTAGGTGGTCTTAGGACTGCTGAGAAGTTGGCAGACAAGGCCGCAAAATGACCCCGCATTTTTCCTTGGCAGAATTAACTACCACTGACCATCGGGAATTTAAAAATGAACCTGACCTTAGTGAAATTGCAAATCTTCAGCGTTTGGCTGAATTGCTGGAACAAGTCAAAATTGCTATTGGCGGCAAGCCAATTATGGTTAATAGCGCCTTTCGAAGCAAACAGGTCAATGATGCTGTTGGCTCTAAAGACACTAGCCAGCATCGTCTTGGTTGCGCTGCTGATATTCGGGTTCCCGGCGTTAGCCCCGATAACGTAGTAAAAGCAATTATCTCGGCTAAGTTGCCTTTTGACCAGCTAATCCGTGAGTTTGACCGTTGGACTCACATAAGCATACCCAATGACCCCAAGGGCAAGCCTCGGGGCCAAGTGCTAATCATCGACAGTAAGGGTACTCGCCCGTACTAGCCGCATAGCGTCCTTCAGGTCGCCCCGTAGCTGCTCCATAGCATCTTGCTGCACCTGTAGGCGCAGATACGCCTCAAGCGCAAATTTGGCTAGGTTTTCATTTGACCAAGCGGCGAAGTTTGGTAAATCTTGCATGTGGTTTACACGCACGACCCACATTCGCCTAGAGAAAGTCCAACTTCAAGTTGCCCTGCTATCAGTTCATATTCCGGTATGCTGATGTTGTACCTCTCAAGCACTACCAACTTTGCCGGAATTCTAGTAAATTGCATATTTGCGCAAGAATAGTCCTCTGCGTTTTCTGAGTCCCTGTCGTACAAATCTCCAAAATCTTCGCTATCGGCATCAATTCCGTTAATCGTAAAAGTAGGAGAAAAACACGCGTAACTATAAAACTCCAGTTCTAATTTCATGTTTTTCCTTTAATGACGCAAAAGGTGGGGGTACTCGCTGCACTGGTATTAATACGCCTTGCGATTTACGCAATCACAGCATCCGCTTTCCCCCCGTATTTTATGGTTTAGGGCAATCCTCTGGCACTTTCACGGCAATGTAAATCGGCGTTATCAGTCGCCTTTTCGGTTGCTCCCACCTATCAATATAAACATCTGGCATAGCGTCTAGGCTTTTTTTAAGTGACCTAGCATCTATCCCGCTGATGGTGCATATTTGGCTTTTAGTCAGGCCATCTTCATGGGCCAATAAAGTTTCACGGATTAGATGATGTCTTGATTTTCTCATGTGTTCTCCTGTGGTGGTGTGCAAGTATGGATAGCTGTTAAATCTGCTGTACGCTTACCGCAGCGTGAGCAAAAGTTACGCTCCTGCTCTGCCTGTGCAAGGGCTTGCTTGGTGGCGGTGATTTGTGCCTCCAAGTAATCAAACAATGTTTCGTGTGGGCTATACCAGATCGTGTCCGCAATAGGGCCACCCGGCGTTGCATTGGCATCATCCAAAGTTTTTAGCGTTTCCTCCAACGCCTCAAGCGCCAGCTTCAATGCTTCTTCTTTAATCATGTGTTCTTCTCCTTGAGTTTGGTTTCTATGGCTCTTGCAAATGTGTCGCCGTACTGATATTCGCTTGCCACTTTGTTTGAAACAACTTGTATTTCATCTTCCGTCAGGCCGACCCATGTGCGCTGTGCTGGCTGTGCTGCGGCATAGGCTTTGCCGGCCCCATAACCTTCGTTTATTCCGTTTGAATACCCAGCTGCATACGCAGATTCGTATGCTTGCTCTGGTGACTCTGCTTTTGCAGCGTTATACCCATTGCTCCACGCCACCGTATACGTCTCTGGCTGTGCATCAATATGCTCCAAGCACTTCATTAGCGCAAAATACAAATTTCCGCTGTCAATCTGCGAATCTGGCGTCCCGTATTCATCAGCAATTCTTCTGGCCTCTAACAAATTTACAGGCTCCTGCGCTGGCTGTGCAAAAGCGGCTTTACCCACTTCATCGCACACCGAACGCTTCAAGTCTTTCAAACTTTGCATAGTCGCATCTTGCGCCGCGTCTTTATCCATTGTTCTTCTCCTTAACCCAAGTGCAAGCAAAACACACTTTCATCATCCAGCGCACAAACCAATTTGGTTCTTGCCCTTTACTGGGAATCCAAACAATGCCATTATTTTCTTGTGGTGTGTTACCAAACAGGTAGCACTTCCATTCCGAGCGTTCAGGCTGTTTGAATGTGTGGAAATTATCAGGTGCAGCACTCAACTTGGCTTTTGTGTGATGCACAAGGTACATCCCTTCTTCGTCCAGCACTTGCCCCATAGCAGCAATGGCTTTCTGTGCATCAGCAGATTCAGGTTCTGCTGGATGATGTAGCGCATCAATATCCTTCAGCGCTTCCACCCACTGCTCAAGCTGTTCGCGGCCAACGGCTAACTTGTCCTGCGCCGCTGCCTTTTTGCTTTGAAATCCTGTCATTTTGTTCCCCTTGCTCTAATGTCGGTAGCGCAGTTCTCCGCAAAGTTCATTGGATTGCTGTTGTTTTTGGCGTTTTCATCACACACCTTTGCACACGCCTCACGCTCATCCGCACGGACAAGCTCAGCAAAGGCTAAAAGGTCTGGCGTCCAAACCTCAATAAATTTTGTTGCACCAAACAACTTCATTGGTGTCATGCCAGCCTGTTGAGCCATCTCAATGATTTCATCTTGTGTCATGTTGTTCCCCTTGCTCGGATTGCAGAAGCCGCAATGCACGCCTGCGCCCAGCCATGTGTGCTCAATTGTTGCTCACACACCTTCGCGCACGCCTCACGCTCCTGCGCTTCTACCAAGGCTGCAAACCTTGCAAAGTTATCGTGTGCAATCTGTATTTCTCGGTCACTAAATTCCGCTTGCTTTGCTAGTTCAATGATGTTCATGTTGCTCATGTTGTTCCCCTTGCGCGGATAGCGTCAACTGTGCGCTGCGCTACATTGTCTGACTCACAGAGTCCGTAAACAATTGAACAACACGCCTCACGCTCATCGGCACGGGCCTTCTGCGTTTGATCTTGCCAGTAATGCACATCACACAAATCGCCTTGGTC